ATCGTCAATCAACTTTTCTAGTGGATGTTTACTATATAAAACGTTGATTTGAATTTTACTCTGGAGTTATAATATGCAATTAGAAGTATCTGTTGAAAAATTGCGCGAATTTAAATTATTCGTAGCAACGCCAATGTATGGTGGTATGAACCACGGTATGTATATGAAGTCTTGTCTAGATCTACAATCCATATGTTCTCAATATGGGATTGAAATTAGATTCTCATTTATCTTTAATGAGTCTCTAATCACTCGAGCACGCAACTATCTTGTTGATGAGTTCCTTCGCGCAGAAGGCTTCACTCATTTGCTCTTTATTGATGCCGATATCCACTTTGACCCACGCGACGTAATTGCTTGCTTGGCTCTTGATAAGGATGTTGTTGGTGGACCTTATCCTAAGAAGTCTATCAAGTGGGCTTCAGTCAAGGAAGGTGTTAAGAAGCACCCTGATATCGAACCTGGCGATATGGAAAAACTTGCTGGTGACTTTGTCTTCAATCCAGTTCCTGGTACAGAGAAGTTCTCTGTTGCTGAGCCAGTTGAAGTCCTTGAAATTGGCACTGGCTTTATGATGGTTAAGCGTCACGTATTCGACAAGTTCCGTGAAGCATATCCTGAGTTCAGCTATCGCCCAGACCATGTTGGTCAGGCAAACTTCGACGGACAGCGTTACATCCATGCTTACTTCGACACCGTTATTGATCGCAAGCGCAAGGTTGTAGTCAATGGTGAAGAGCGTGAGTTTGGTGGTTCTGATCGTTACCTGTCTGAAGACTATATGTTCTGCCAGTGGTGGAGAAATATCGGTGGTCAGATTTGGCTCTGCCCGTGGATGAAGACTCACCACATCGGAACCTATGCGTTCACTGGTGATATGCCAGCAGTGGCCAACTTTGTTGGTTCTCTGTAATTTATGATTATTGGACTTGTTGGATTTATTGGGTCTGGCAAGGGTACTGTTGCTGACTTGCTTGTTGAGCGTCATGGCTACAACAAAGAAAGTTTTGCTGGCAGTGTGAAGGATGCGGTCTCAACCATCTTCGGTTGGGATCGCTCTCTCCTTGAAGGCGATACGATCAAGTCTAGAGCATGGCGTGAAGAGCCAGATGCTTGGTGGTCTAAGCGAATGGGCAAAGACTTTTCACCAAGACTGGCACTTCAGCTGATGGGTACAGAAGCTGGTCGCGATATTTTCCACACTGATCTATGGATCTACTCGGTTGAGCGTCGTATCAACCCTGACAAGAACTATGTTATTGCTGACGTTCGTTTCCCAAACGAAATCAAAATGATTCAAGATCTAGGTGGCAAGATCGTTCGAGTGACTCGCGGACAAAAACCTGAGTGGTATGATACTGCTTTAAAGCAAAACATTACTCATGAAGATGACCAATGGTTACTGCAAGACCGCGATGAATTGATGGAGCAAAAGTATCCAGAAGTTCATTACAGTGAATGGGCTTGGATTGGGTGTGATAATGATACGACCATTAGCAATAATGGCTCGCTAGAGGATCTAATAATTGTAGTTGACTCTTTAGTGAAAAGCGTATATAATAATGTACATGTTGAAGCAAATGAGGTTGTAAATTATGAAATTGTCTGATGATACTATTAATGTGTTGAAAAACTTCTCTGGCATCAACCAGAGCCTTCAGTTCAGGGCTGGGAATACTCTCAAGACTATCTCCCCTTTGAAGACTATCTTTGTTGAGGCTACAGTTGGCGAAACTTTCACCAAGGAATTTGCTCTGTATGATCTGAACAAGTTGCTTGCAAAGGTCTCTTTGTACAAGGGTGCTGAACTTTCGTTTGATGATGACAAGATCATCATCGCCACAGAGAACAAGAAGAAGTCTGACTATATCAAGTATTGCTCTTCGAAGGTGATCATTGTTCCTCCTGAGAAGACTATCTCTCTTGGCATAGCTGATTGTTCTTTCAGTCTCTCGCAAGAAGATATTGATTGGATGAAGAAGTCAGCTGGCATCTCTGGCTCGCCAAACTTTGTGTTTGAAAGCGATGGTGACACCGTTCAGTTTATTGCCACTGACGTTAAGGATGATTCTTCGGATAAGTCGAAGATTGAAATTGGTGCTGGCAACGGAACCAAGTTCCATGTTGTGATGAAGGTTGAAAACTTCAAGCTGATGGATGGCTCCTATGAAGTTTCCATTGCTAAGAAGGGTCTGGCTTGCTTCAAGCATACTTCTGTAGCAATCAATTACTTCATCGCGATCGAAGCTGCAAGTTCGACCTTCGGAGAATAATCATGTCACCAACAGATAAGGCAAAGATCCTGGGTATGCTCCAGGAAATCTCAAACAGTCTGACTCGTGTTGAATCTGAGCGCGATCTGATCAAGGAAATTCTTGATCGTCTTCAGGACGAATGTGAGATTCCTAAGAAGTTGGGTCGCAAGTTGGCAAAGGTCTATCACAAGCGTAGCTTCGAAGAAGAAGTTGCTCAGCAGAATGACTTTGTCGACATGTACGAACAGGTGGCTAAATAAAATATTAGGGTGCGGTTTCTTGCCGACGGTACAATCCGCCAGACTGCTCACCGTGGGAACTCACCTTCCCCACCCTTTCTTTATTATGGAGATTTGATATGAATACACGACGTAACTTTTTTAAAGTCCTTGGTCTTGCTGGCGGCGTTGCTGCAACTGGTGTAGCTGGGGCTGCGGCAATAATTGCTTCTTCAGAGAAGAGCGAAGAAGTAAAACAAATTGAAAAAATTGAAGCCGCTGGTTCCGCTGGTTACAGTAGCAAATTAACGCTTGTTTCTGAGTATGGCCAACTTGCACTACCAGATGTCAACAGGGTCAACAGGTTTGCTATTAGAGGGATTGGTCCAAATTTTGTTCCTGGAACAAGAAAAAATGTCAAAGTAAGTATGACCGTCGGTCCTGATGGCGAGATGTACTTGAAAACAAACGGAAAGTGGCGTAAAATAGTGACTGAGTAATTGGAGAATTATATTATGAATGAATCATTGTGGGTTGAGAAATTTCGTCCTAAGACTATTGCCGACTGTATCCTTCCTGAAGAATACAAGAAGACCTTCCAGAGTTACGTTGACCGCAAAGAGATCCCGCATCTCATTCTTTGTGGCTCTGCAGGTGTTGGAAAGACGACTGTAGCAAAAGCACTGTGTGATGAAGTTGGTTGCGACTTCCTAATGATCAACGGTTCAGATGAGTCTGGTATTGACACCTTCCGCATGAAGATCAAGAATTATGCATCGTCAATGTCGCTCATGGGTGGCAAGAAAGTCATCATTATTGACGAAGCAGATTATTTGAATCCAAACTCAACTCAGCCAGCCATGCGTGCAGCGATGGAAGAGTTTGCGCATAACTGTACGTTCATCATGACTTGTAATTACAAGAATCGAATCATTGAGCCACTACACAGCCGTTGCGCCGTGATTGAGTTCAGGATTCGTAATGAAGACAAGCCGAAGATGGCTTCTATGTTCATGAAGCGTGCAGCGAACATTCTCAAGGAAGAGAAGGTTCCGTTTGAACCTGCAGTGCTTGCTGAGGTTGTCAAGAAGCATTTCCCAGACTTCCGCCGAGTGCTGAATGAGCTGCAGCGTTATAGTGCCAGTGGCAAGATTGATACTGGCATTCTGGCGAATGTGGCTGATGTATCGCTTGCTGAACTTGTAAAGACTCTGAAAGAACAAAACTTTAGTGGAATGCGCAAGTGGGTCGCCGATAACGGTAATGATGACCCTGTGCGCCTTTATCGCAAGATCTATGATAGTCTGTATGATATCATGGACAAGTCGACGATTCCCAATGCAGTATTGATCCTTGCTCGGTATCAGTATCAAGCTGCATTCTGTGCAGACCAGGAATTAAACCTGACTGCCTGCCTAACTGAAATTATGGTCGAGTGTAAGGTGCAATAATGGCAAGAATAGTTCCAGGCGATAATCTTTGCGCTTTTTTTGGTATTGAGGACGACACTTTTGAAAGATTTAACACGAGAAATATTGAGTTAGGACGTAATAATATAGCTATTGGTCGAAATGGGGAATCTCTTTTTATTAAAGAATTAATGTCCTTTGATAACCAATTTAAGATTATATCATCAAATGAAGAAGGAGAGACTGGAAGTTCTGTTGATGTTGTTCTGTCTTACTCGAACGAGGCGAATGTAAATGTACAGATCAAAACTACAGAATTCCCAGTTATATTGAGTGGTTCTAGCAGCAAAAAAGTAGTTAAGTATAGGTTGACAAGGAAGTGTGAGAAGTCTTGGAAGACTAATCTCAGATATAATGAAGTGGACTTTTTTGCATTTGTTTGTTTAAACCCTCAGAAAATATGGATTGTTCCGGCTCAAGAAACTAACAGAAATATTAACATAAGTCTGTACTCACTAGATAATAAATATGTAAAGTATGACTCTAATTTCAATTCCCTGAAGGCTTTTTCTTTTGGTATTTCGTAATGGCAGATCTCTTCAAAGAAATCCTGCCGAGTATTCTTGAGACCAAAGAATATGCGCTCCTGACTGATGCAGATGAACGGTCTTACCCAGCTTTCATGGTAAACAGAGCTCTGTCGTATCACCGAGACACAGCTTTAATCGCCAATGAGATGAATAGGTACGGAAACCTCGACAATAAACTCAAATATGATTTCCTTATAAATATTGTACGTGCCCAGAAACGACGCCACTCAAAGTGGTTCAAAAGGGGTGCTGATGATGATTTGAGTGCTGTTAAAGAGTATTATGGATATTCCGATGCTAAAGCATATGAAGCCCTGAAGATACTAGATGATACTCAGATCACCGCGATAAAAAAACAATTATATAAGGGTGATTGAAATGAGTATTGAAAAATTAGTTGAGGTTCTGCTAGAAAAGCAGGACGACTTCCTAAAGGTTCGCGAGACTCTAACTCGTATTGGCGTAGCAGCAAAGAATGATAACATTCTTTACCAATCCTGCCACATCCTTCACAAGCAAGGCAAGTATTACATTGTCCACTTCAAAGAACTATTTGAGCTGGACGGTAAGCCAAGCAATAT